GCGCCAGAAAAGTTCCACGGTCTCGCGCCGCGCTTCAACGCCCTTTCGGGTGTGAACACGTCTGAGAACGTCGTGAGCGCCGGCGGTGCGTCTTCGGATAACACGTCGATCTGGCTTTGCGGCTGGGGTCCGACCACGATGCACGGCATCTACCCGAAGGGTACGATGGCTGGCCTCTCGGCGGAAAACCTGGGCCGTCAAGTTCGCCAAGAAAGCGACGGCTCGCGCTTCACCGTGCTCATGTCCAAGTATTCTTGGAAGCTGGGCTTGACGCTTCGCGATTGGCGTTCGTGCGGCCGTATCTGCAACATCGACGTGAGCGATGTTCGCGGTACGGTGAACAACCAAAAGGCGCTGATCACGTACTTGATCCAATTGATCGAGCGCGTCGAAACTCCGGCCGGCGGTCGTCAAGTGCTTTATTGCAACAAGACGATTTTCACGGCCTTGCGTCTTGGCATTCTTGAACGCGTCAGCACCAATCTGACCTTCGAGACGGTCGCCGGAAAGCGCGTGATGATGTTCGACGGCATTCAAGTGAAGCGTTGCGATGCAATTCTGAACTCGGAAGCCACGATCTCCTAATCCTGAACCGGGATTAGACAACGCTGAAACAGGAAGGACAGCGAGAATGATTATCGATAAACAAGCCCGGTTCGATTGGGATGACGCAATCACTGCGACGCGCGTCTCAACGGACAAGATTGATTTGGGAGCCAACAACCGCGATCTCGGTTTGCTGGACGATCTCTATCTGATCGTCATGGCAACCGAAGCGTTCACGGCGGCGGGCGCGGCAACGTTGACGGTCGATCTGGTTGACGACGACAACGCGTCGCTTTCGTCTCCGGCCACGCTGCAAACGTTGGCGAGCGTGGTTGGCAAGGCGACGCTTGTTGCCGGCTACACGATCTTCAAGGGGCGCTTGCCGATCGAAAAGATCACGCAACGCTACTTGGGTCTCAACTTCACGGTTGCGACCGGCCCGATGACGGCCGGTAAGGTTCGCGCGTTCCTGACGCCGAACATTGACCGTCAGTTCGCCTTCCCGCGTGGGTATGTGAACTACTAATCGGGCGGCGGCGGGCTTCGGCTCGCCGCCCTTCGATCTGGATTTTCTTCTAGCAGGCAGGTGCAAAATGGCCGCTGAGTACAAAACGAAAAGCCCGGCATTCATCAACGACACGATGGTTCCAGCCGGCACTACGATCAACTTCGAGGGCGAGCCGGGCGACAATCTGGAACCGCTCAACGATGAAGCGCACGCGGCCTTCGCCACGGCGGCGGCGCGGCGCGCGGAGAAGGCGCAAGCTATCAAGTCGGCGATCGCCGGCACGATCGACCCCGCCACGGCCGATAGCGTTGCGGCGCTGATCGACCAAGTTCGCGACTTCGCAGTTCGCTTGGCGGCGGCTGAAGCTCGCGTGGCGACGGTTGAAGCTAAGTCGGCTCCCGACCTTAGCGCGTATGCGACTAAGGCCGACGTTGACGCGGTTAAGGCTGACGCGGCAGAGCTTGATCAGGGCTTGACCCTTGTCTCCTCGCGCGTGTCGGAAGTCGAAGGCGTTCTCGGTTCGCTCGCTGCGCAACCGGCTCCGGCCCCGGCTCCCGCTCCGGCCCCTGAACAGCCGGCCCCGCCGGCGGAATAATAGTCCCTACCCTCCCTGGGACCAACTTGGCCGGTGCGTTGAGAAATCAGCGCACCGGCTCTTTTTATATGCGTCATGGCTGACAAACTTGGCATCATCAAAGCGGCAGTTATTCGAGCGGGCGGGGAGCCTCCTCAATCCCTGACCGACGATAGCGACGACGTGATCGCGGCGGTCGCGCTCTACGATAGTCTCGTGACGGAAGCGCTATGCGCGCACGCTTGGAGCTTCGCGACGCGTTGGGAGACGGTGACGCGCGAGGTCGATACGCCACCGGCCCCGTACAAAACGCAGTACGCAATCCCGGCCGAGTGCATCAATGTCCGCGATTTGATCGACACCTACGGCAAGGCGGTCGCCTACGAAATTGTTGAGAACAAAATCTACACGTACCGCGAAGACGCGGCCGACGAAGACTTGACGCTTATCTACAATTGGTGGCCGAGCGAGACCCGTTGGCCCCCTGACTTCGCCGGCGCGGTCCAAGAGTTTATGGTCGCTCGCGTGCTCGAAGCATTCGAGGAACGCATTCGCGCCTTGGAGCGCGAAGATATCGCTATGCGCAAGATGACGCGAGCGATGAACCGGGACAAGCGTCAGTCGCCGCCGAAGAAGAACAACCGGAGCCCGATGCTTCGCGCGTGGCGCAATCGAGCGGTTGATCGCACATGAGGCGTCCTCGCAACGTTGTCCAATATAGCTTCGAGGGCGGCGAAGCCGATCCGCAATTCGAGCGGCGCGCGGACGCCGACCTATGGGGCTTGACCGCAAAGCGCATGCGCAACGTGCGCCTGACCTACGGCGGCGGCTTTGCGCGCCGGCCGGGCTTGGCGCGCGTGCTGGCGCTTTCGGGTAATTCCCGCGTAGTGCCGTTTCTCTCGCGCGCTGGAACGGAGCGATTACTTGCGTTCCGCGACGGGCAAATCGACGTCATCAACGCGGCCGGCACGATCCTTTCAACGATCAACCCTTCCGGCATCGCGGCGGCGTATCTGCACACAATGCAGATTACGCAATACGACGATCGACTAATCATCGCGAGCCGTGGTTTTGCCCCGCGCGAATTGACTTGGAGCGAAGCCGGCTCTTCGTTCTCAATCGCCGCGTTCGCATTCGAGACGCGAACGGATAGCTCGCGCGGCTGGCCTTATTATCGCTTCCGCGAAACGCGCGGCGAGACGATCACACCAAGCGGCGTGACGGGTAGCATTACGCTGCAAGCGAGTGGCGCGGTTTTCAACGCGTCGCACGTTGGCGTTCGCTTCACCCTGCTTGACCGGGAGGTTGAGGTAACGGCGTTCACTGACGCTGACACAGTAACGGCGACGGTCATTCAAGAGCTATACCCGACGCGGCTCTTGACCGTTGGGAGCACGAAGGGGTTCGCGGCCGGGCAAGTCGTGCAAGACAGTGTTGGCGATATCGAAATGGAAGTCGCAAGCATTGTCTCTGCGACGCAACTGAACGTGATCCTTATGGACACGTTCACCGACCCCAGCACGTCTTCGAACAATCTACTCGGCCCCGCCGGAGCAACGCCGCTGACGGCCGTTGGCGCGGCGGGTTCAAACGGCGGCACCGTGCAATGGAAAGAGCAATTGCTTTCCGCCTATCGAGGCTATCCGTCAGCGGTGTTGTCGCACAAGGATCGCTTGATTTTCGCCGACTTCGCCGGAGCGCCAGAGCTTCACGCAATGTCGCTGATCGGCATACCGGAAGACTTTGACACTGGCTCCGGCCTAGATGATGAGGCGATCATCGACGGCCCCGGCGATGCTAAGGGCAAGCGCGTCATTCAACTTGTGTCGATGGAACAGCTAATCACGCTGACCGACAACGGGTGTTATTACGTCGGCGAAGGCCCCGGCTCTCCGTTGACGCCGGCCAACGTCGAATTCCTTCCAATCGGCCCCGAGAAGGCGACGGCTTGCAACACCGTCAAGACGGCCGAAGGCGTTGTGTTTGCCGAAGCCGAAGCCGATCGCCTTATGCTCTTGACGGCGACGGGGCAATTGCGCCGCGCGTGGTCCGGCACTGAATTGCTTGGCGCATCGAGTACCCTCTTCAATTCACCCTCGCGTATGTTGCTTGTCGATGGCTCCGACCTTGGGCCGGAGCGCTATATCTTTGCGGTCAATAACGACGGCGCGCTTTGCGTCGTCCACTATCGCCGAGACAGTGAGCTAGCCGGCGCGTCGCTTTGGAGCACGGTCAACGGTTCGTTTGTTGACCTATGCTATTGGCAAGGGAGCGTTCACGCCGTCGTCAACCGCTCCGGCTCATACACGCTGGAACGGTTCGATAACGATCGACTGCTTGATAATTCGATCCTGATCTCGCACGCGGGCGGGACGACGCCAACAAGCGCCACGCTCGCGAGCCGCCAAGATATTGCGCTCGTTTGGCGCAAGACGGTTGACGGTGAAGCGCGCCGCGCCGATCTCGGCTCACTTTACGACTGCACTGCCGGCGGCGTGATCACTGGATCGCCGACAACCGGCCCGCGTGATTATGAGGCTGGCGATCGCTTCCCCGTCACGGTGCAGCCGTGGCCCCCAATCGATCCGGAATTCGGTCCTAGCGAATATCAACGCGTCGCCGGTGCGTCGATTGATATCCTAGATAGCGGCATCTTCTACGCGATGGGGCAAGTTCTTTCGCCGTACCGCGCCGCCGATGATATCTCCGAACCGCCCCCATTGCGCACCGGGTGGCGCAAGAAGAAATACATGGGCCGAAAGCGCGATTGGGATTTTGCGCTGACACAAGTAGAAGCCGCGCCATTTACCGTGCGCGTGCTGACGTTAGAGGTGCGATAATGGCCGAACCGCTTACTTGGGCTATGCTAGCCGCGACGGCCGTCGGCACCGGTACGCAAGTCTATGGCGCAATGGCGCAGAGCGCCGCCGCGCAAGGGCAGTTCAATGCCGAAGCCCGGATGCGCGAGCTTGAAAGCAAGCAAGCGGATTTGCAGGCGAAGCAAATCTCGGCGCAGCGCATGTCCGAATTGAACGCGAACCTCGGTGCAATCATGGCTATGCGCGCCGGCAAGAATTTGCTTGGCGATAGCCCGACCGGAAACGCGATTATTCGCAGCTTCACGCGCGAAAGTCTTGGCTCGCGTGCGAACGAAGTTCTCGACGCGCGCTTGCGAAGCCTTAGCGCAAAGAATGCGATGTGGGCGGCGCAACAGAGTTCGAAGGCAGCAAAAACCGAAGGCACGATCAATGCAATCGGCGCGCTCGCCGAAGGCATCGGCGGCGTTATCGGGCAAATGCCGACGCGCACGAGCCCAACAACGGCGCGCACTGGCGTTCTAAAGAAGCGCCAGCCGACCACACGTTCCGGAACCAAAGTAACAGGCGGTTAACATGGCAGTTCGTCGCACAGGTATGTTCGATGCGCCGTCAAGCGTCGTGTCGGTTCAAACGATTAACTCCCCCGTTGGCGACACGGCTGGCGTTTGGCAAGCGTTGAGCCAAACCGCCGGCGTCATCATGGACAAATTGCAGCCGCTTCGAAATCAAGCGGCGCAAAACGCGGCACTACAAGACGCGAGCGAGGGTCGCTATGGCTTGCGCGCGCCGCTATCCGATGAGGCGGAAATCTACAACAACGCAATGACGCAGAGCTATTTGCTCGCGACGGAGCGCGACATTGATCAACGGCTGATCGAGATTGAAAGCGAGCACGCAGACAGTCCGGAAGCGTTCACTTCTGCATTCGATGGCGTTCGCGCCGGGTTCATGGAGAACGCGCCCGACGATCTCGCACCACACCTTGACGCCCTTCTCACACAGCGCGAGACGGAAGCGACGCGCCGCATCGGGGAGCGGCTTCGCAATCGCGCAATCGAAGCTTACGCGTCGAACGCAGCCGCGCGCCTCGCGCAAATGGAAGCGCGACTGACGGGCTACGAGGATATCAATTCAGAGGAATTCCAAACCGCGTTTTCCGAATACGAGCAAACCGGCCTTGCGATTATGAAAAATCCATTGTCCGGCGTGACGGGCGATGAATGGGAATTCCGGCGCGGAAACTTCTTCTCTCGACTGACTGCCAATCAGGTCGCGAACCAAGCGATCACGATGTATCAGGACGAAGGCGGCAACGCTGAAAGCGCAGCGCGAGCGATTGCCTTTGTCGAAGAACAGATGCGCAATCCAGAGCTTGTATTGACGGAAGCGCAGCGCGACGCGTCGTTCAATGAAGCGCGCCGGCGCATCAATGCAATGGAGGTCGAACGTCGCCGCTCCGAGCGTGAGCTTGCGACGCAAATCCGCCTTGCGCGCTCCGAAGCGAACAACGAAGCGCGCGACCTTCTCTCCGGCGCGAATGCGATGGCGCAATCATTCGTCGTCATCCCCGACGACGAGATCGCAGAACTAAGCCAAGCTGTGCAAGCGAGCGGCAGTGCAGCGCGCGCGCGAGAATTCAACGAGCTTGTTATCGAGAACAACGTTCGCGGCCGGCTCCAAGGCGCTACGCTTCCGCAAATCGATGGCGTCATCGGCCAATTCCGCGAGCTTGCGCAGCAAGGCGATGGCGACGCGGCGGTCGCCTTGTTGGAGGCGCAACGCTATCGCGACAATCTCCTTCGCGCCGACACCGTGACGGGCATGCAATTGCACCAAGGGCAAGCGCCGGCCCCGCTCTATGAGGGGCTTGGTCCGCGCATTCGCCAAGTCGAAAGCTTCGGGCGCGACGTTGGGCGCAATGATCTGACGTACCTATCGCCCGGCGAACGCGAAGCCCTTGCGGCCGAAGTCAGTCGTGGCGGTGAAGGCGCGCTTTCGATCATTCGCGGCATTGTCAGTGAAGCGGCGTCAGAGCCGGGCGGTGGTCGCTTGCGTGCGCAGCGCATTCTATCGGAGATCGCCGGCGCGGCCGGCCCTGAATACGCGGCGATCGGGAACGTTTACCTTCGCGGCGGCGAAGCATCGTCCGGCACGGCTCGCGTAATGACGAACGCAATTCAGGCGCGGCAGCAAGAGGGTTACAACCGATCGACCTACCTCCCCACTAATCGACCGGCCGGCGTTGAGAACACGATAATCGCCGAAGTTCTCGGCGAACAAAACATGCGCGGCATGTCGCCCGAGGAATTGAATGAAATTCAGGTCGCGGCGGATTTGTATTATGAGGGTCGCGCGATCGGAGACCCCGCCATTTACGAGAGTTCGTCGCGATACGAGAACGCATATCGCAGCGCGGTTCAATCCGTACTTGGTGGCGTCTCCCGCAATATCGGTGGCCGCGAATTCGCATTCGGCGGCGTAGCGGACACCGGACGCCGCTTGAACGCAGGGACGCGCTACGGCGGTGTCACGGTGAACAATGAGGTCGTGATCCCGAATTGGATCAGGCGCGATCAATTCTCCCAAGTGTACCGCAGCCTTTCGCTTGGCGATTTCAGCGAGGCGGGAAACGGCCGCATTCCAATGGGCGGCGCGGTAAGCGATTGGCGCGAGGCGCGTCTTGTCCCGACCGGGCGCGAGCTTGGCGAATACTTCCTGATCGATGAGAACGGCGCGCGCTATATGGTTGGAACCGGCGCTGATCGTCAGCCCTACGCTTTCAACATCAACCGTTTGCGTGCGTCGCTAGCAGAGAGGAGACGTGATGCAGTAGTTCCATGAATGGGCTACAATTCACCGACCGCACCGAGGACGAAGACGTAGAGCAAGGGAGCCCGCCAGAGGCGGCGCTTTCCGTCAATCCCCGGCAAATCGTCACAGACGCGTTGCTTCGATCGAGCGGCAACCCGGCGCTCATGGTGGCGGGCAATCCGCAGCTTGCCTACGATCAAGTCACGAACTTTCGCTATGGTCGATATCGCGACAACACGCGCAGCAATATCACTGCGCTTGGCGACGTTTACGATGATGCTGACGACGAAGTGTTCCGGATTACGGGGCAACGTCTCGGCAATCCGCTAGTCGCTGACGGCATCGGCGATTACTTCAATCGAGAAATTCTCAACACGAGCGGCACCGGAACGGATCGATATGCGTCGGCCGTCAACGATCCGCGTATGCAGTGGCACGCGGAGCTTGCGCGTCTCGCCGCATCCGACCCGCGCCTTGCTGCAATTCAGGAGCGCTACGGAGACCGCGCGCGCGTCGATGCGTTAGCCGCTCAATTGCGCCGGGACGTCACCGACGACTATCACCGATACCTTGGCGACGACAACTCGGTTAATCAGCTAGTGCGCGGCGTGCTCGGCGCTCCGGGTATGATCGTTGGCGGCTTGTCTTCTGGATCGCCGGAGCAAATTGCACAGCTTGCGTCCGGTGGCGCAGCGCGCGGCATGACGCTGGCGGAGCGAGCTATCTCCGGCGCTTTGTCGAACATTGTTGGTCAAGCGGTGATCGAACCTGTTTTGATCGAAGACGCTCGACGCATGGGCGAGGAATATTCTGGCGAACAAATCGCGCTGGACTTCATCATCGCCGCCGGCTTTGGCGCAGCGATCGACGTTGCTGGCGGTGTTCTCGACGCGCCGGGCGATGCCCCGCCGATTGAAATGGATACCCCGCCGCTCCGCGCGCGGGTGGCGTCGCTTCAAGAAAATATCCGCAGGCTTAACGATGGAGGCGACAGCGCCCCGGTGACGGTCGAAGGCCAAACGCTCACGGTTGTTGATCAGGCGGAAATCGACCGACTAGCCGACCAAATCTTTCGCCTTCGCCAAGGCGAGACGTTGCCTGACGTTACCCCCAATGATGTGACAGAGGGGCGAAATTCAGCGCGCGATGCCGACAATACTGGTGGCGTGCAATTGCCGCCGTCGCGGCCGATGACGCTTTATCATGGGTCAAGTAGTGGGCCGTTTGGGGAATTCAACAATGTGCCGACATTCTTTGCACGCGATCGTGAAAGGTCTCAGAGGTACGCCGAGGCTGGCGGGAGCGACTACGTTCGCGAAGTAACAGCTAACTTGCGGATTGCTAATAGAGAGGACGCGCGGCCATTCTTTAAAAACGGCAGATACAATCAAGAGGCGATGCGAGCCGCTGGTTTCGATGGGTTTTCCGTGGGCGAGGATGTTATTATCTTTCGCCCCAGAGAAGTGTTTCCTCTCACTCCAAAAGCTCTTGATGATGTGCCGGGCGGCGACATTCAGCGCGCGCTTACCGGCCAAGCGGAAAGCCTTGTTGTCTCTGCATATAGCCGAGACGCGGCGACGGCGCGCACGTTCCCCGATCCGGACGTCGCCGATCCGATCGCATTGGCCGACTACATCAACGCGGCCGATCGTTTCATCAACGGCGAAAGCGATCAGTTCCCGGTTGAGGCGCGGCCGGTTCGCGTTGCCGAAGAGGGTGAGGTCTCGGCCGCGCGAGCCGCAGCGGACGACACTCCCGCCCCCGATCCCGGTACGGTCGAAACAATCCGCTTCAACGGTCAAGAGCGCCAGCGAACGTTTATGCGCTTCGATCCGCGTGAGATCGAAGCCGACGCTGAAACGTTCCAATACAAGCGATCACAAGGCGCGGACGGATTGACCGGCGTGCTTGAAGGCGTTGAGACGTTCGATCCCGCAAGCGCCGGCAAGGTCAAGGTGTTTGAGTACGCCGATGGTCGCCGCGTCATTGCGGACGGACACCAGCGCCGCGCACTCGCACGATCGGCCGCGCAAGCCGGGCAAGCGAACGTTTGGCTCGACGGCTACCTTTATCGAGAAGCGGACGGATGGACGACGCGCGAGGTTCGCAATCTCGCAGCGCAGAAGAACTTGCGCGAGACGCCCGGCGATCCAATCGACACGGCGCAATTGCTCCGCGAAGCGCCGGAGCTAATCGATAGTTCGGTTCCGCAGCGCAGTCGCGGTTTCCGCGTCGCCGCCGGCATCTCGAAGCTTAGCGATGCAGCCTTCGCAGCGGTGCGCGCCGGCGTTGTTGATCCGAACTTTGCGGCCGCAATTGGCGAGATCGCCGGATCACGCCCTGAAATCCATGAACCGCTGATCACGATGTTCCAGCAACAGCCGCCGCGCTCTGTGCGCGAGGCTTCGTTTATCGTGCATGAGGCGATGCAAGCCGAAGTGTTCCGTTCGGAAGCGGCGCAATTGTCCATGTTCGGCGACGCTCCGGAACTTTCCGGAATGCGCGAGCGCGCCGAAATTCTGCGCATTGCCGGAAACACGCTGCGAAACGACAAGCGCTTGTTTGACGTCGCGGCTCGCAACGCTGACGTGCTCGAAAGCGCCGGCAATATCATTCGCAAGGAAGAGAGTGCGCGCCGCGCCGACCTAGCCGAAGCCCTGCTTCGCAATCTCGATATGCTCGCAACGCGGCCTAGTGCGGTGTCGCGCTTGCTTCGAGAGATCGCCGACACAGCGGCACGCGAGAAGATTAAGCCGGAGATTGCGTCCGATCGCTTTGTCGCTGGGCTTGTCGATTTGCTGAATGAGCGCGGTTTGATCGGTCTCATGCAAGAGCGCCCGCCAGAGGTAAACCCGCCGCGACCGATCAATGATCCGCCGCAACAGCGTATGCAAGAGCACGAGCGCGCCGCAGACTTGGCTAACGCGCACGACGCGGACGGCGAAGCGTTCCGCCAAGCGCTCGCAGAGATCGCCATTGAGCGCGCCATGCGTGGCGATATGGCCGACATGCCGGAGCCGGATGCGATCGGCCACGTTCCGGAAGCCGACATGATCCGCATCGAAGCGGCGCTCGACGCGCTTGGCATTGATGATCCTACGGTTCCGGACGTCGCACTTGCAATTTACGCGCGCCCTACTCCGGATATGGAGACGGAAGCGCGCGCACGTTTGCGCGGCGACACGACGGGCGACGCTCCGGCCACGCACGCCGAAGCGGTTGAACAGAACGCCAAGATTGAGATTTGGAACCCGCTCGACTTCGAGGATGAAGCCAAGCTGATCGCCGCAATCGAAAGCGCGACGATCCCGCAGCTTGATAAAATCCAGCGCATGTTTCCGGTGGGCGACGGCAATGCCCGCACGCGCGCCGAATTCCTTTCGCAGTTCACGCAAGAGTGGCGCGACACGAACGGCGTTCAACCGCCGCCGCCCGTCGTTCCGGTGAAGCGCCCCGCTCCGTCAACGTCAGAGGTGAATGAGTTCATCAAGCGCGCGGCTCGCTTCGTTGATCGCGAAGATGCAGTGCAGCGCTACGCCGACGCGCGCGCCGATCTGATCGATGCAATCGATCGCATGGGCGACAAGGGTAAGAAGTGGTTGGAGCGCGCGATTGAAGACGCGCCGTTCGGCTCGCGCAAGAAGGTGCTTCGAGAGGTTGAGCGTGCGCGCTCCGGGCAGTTTGCTATCGGTGACGGTGCGTCGAAGCGCATATCCGATGCCGACCCGTCAAGTGTTGGATATGCATTCGATAGCTTTGATGCGCCTTGGGGTGTGTTCCAAGAGGCAATTGAAAAATTGCAGCGCGAGACGAATAGCCTCCCGGTTGGTGTTACCGAACCAATCGAAGCGATCCGCAAAATTCGCAGCGAAGAACTTGAAAACATCTCCACACTATCAGACGTCGTTGTTGCAAAGAAAGGCGAATGGCGCGCGCTACTCGAAGAGATCATTAATTCTGACCCCGATTGGTTCAAAGACAATTGGGATGAAGACTTAGACGCCATTCTCTCAAACTTCGATGATATGTTCGTCGGAGAAGACGTCTCACTAGCGCTCAATGAACTCGGCGAAAACGCGTCGATGTGGTACGAAGATTTTCACGATCTTCTTAACCACATCGACAGCGAACGCGACACGCCCAACGAAAGCCTAGAGTGGCCCGAAGTCTCGGAGGAAATACGCGACCGCGCCGGCGCGCTTTGGAGTGACCTTCCGGATGAGGGGTCGAAATACCGCGACCCTTACAGCGTCGTCGATGAGGTCGTTCCCCTTATCGCCAAGCTTCGCCGCAACATGGATGAGCTTTGGGATGAGTGGCAAAGCGAGCTAGGCGCTGACGTCGATGCGTCTAATCAGGAAGCGTTGAAGACGGCTGACGCCGCACTTGCCGATCTTATGGCGGCGTTCGACGGTGGCGAAGGCGAAGAGGGACTTCGCGCCTACTCACGCCCGCGCAACGTGCGCTTTGCGTCGGCCGATGCAGCGCCACGCGCGCCGAAGAACAGCGTCGCAAACGTCATGCGCCAATTGCAGCGCGACTTCCCGCGCTACGGCAAGAAGTTATTGGAGCGCGGGCGTCTTACCGTTGTGCAGTCCGTCAGCGAATTGCCGGACAGCGGTCGCGGTTTCTATGCTCGCTTGTTCGATGCGGTGAAGGGGCCGGCAGAGCGTAGGCCCTTGGCCGATGCGCTCGAAAGCATTCGCATTTCAGAAGGCGAAGGGCTCGGGTTCACTGATATCTATGCGTGGCGTTCGTCCACCGGTCGCGCAATGGCAGCGGAGATCGTGGCAATCGATCCGCGCGCGTCGGCCGTCGTGAACTTCGGCATCCTTAAACCGGGCGGCGTTCAAGTCATCGACGCGAAGGTCGGCGAAGGTCTGTCAAGTGCGATCGAAACTCTCTCGATGGCAACCGCCGCGATAGACCGCGACGCCGCGCAATTCTCGCGCCCGGTCTATCGCTTCGTTGGGCTGACGGAGAAGCATCGCTCCCTGTATTCACGCATGTTCGATGCAATCGATCCGCCAGCCGGCTACGTGAAAGTTCGCGTCGTCAGCAAGAAAGGTATGAGCGACGGCATCGCCGTTATCCGTAGCGACATTGCCGAGAAGAACGGCTTCGAGAGCGGCGGCGGCTACAATCAGCAACAGCTTAACGCGTTGGCTCCGCAGACACGCACGCCACGCACGGCGGCGCTCGCGGATAAGCAACGCGCGCTGAATGATGCGCGCTTCGATCTAATCGAGAACGTCGAAAGCAAACTGCAATCGCCGCCGCGTCGTGGTGCATTCGCGCGAGCGAACGGGACGGTTGGTTACTCCGAAGGCGGGCAATCGTGGCTTGTCGCCGACAATCTCCCCCCTGAATTGGTGCGCGGCATTACGCTTCACGAGGTGGGCGAGCACGTTGGTATGCCGGAGATGCTTGGCCCCGAAGGCTATGATCGCTTCTTGATGGACGCGCGTAAACTTTACGAAGCCGGCGACGCGGACATTGTGTCGGGCTACAATATCGCAGTGAAGCGCGGCACTCCGGAAAGCCAAGTGTGGAGCGAGGCGGTGGCGTATGCCTTGACCTACGCCGATCCGGACCAAATGAGCGACGGCTTCCGTGGCTTCGTTATGCGCGTGATCAATTCGGTTCGCGCGTGGGCGTGGCGCACTCTGCCTTGGACGCGACACCTTGACCGCGCGCTGACGTTTGAAGATATGCAATTCCTCGCGATGGGCGCGCTACGTCACGCGGCGAACACCGAACCGCGCACGATAGACGTTCGCTCGATCCCGGTTCGCTTGCGCGACATGCTTCGCGACAAGCCGCGCATCCTTGCCGAAGCGGTCACAGAGGCGGAAAGCGGCTGGCTTCAAACGCGCGTCTATCTTGGCAAGAGCAAGCGCGCGCAAGACGGGCTAATGTTCACCACGCCGAACGTAAAGAACGCTGGCCTTGCCGGCGACATTGAGGCGTATGAAGTGCGCGGCCCAATCTACGACGCGAGCGATACCCCGGTGCGGACGAAGGCTGACTTCGATAGCATCATCGCCGCAGCGCAGCGCGACGGCGCGAACGGTGTTTACATTCGCGCCGTCGATGCTGGCGAGTTCGGACCGCAAGAACAAATCGTTATGTTCAACGGTGAAGCGGTGCGGCCGGCCGGTTCCGATCGCATCGACCCAAACAATCCAGCGAGCGTTGCGCGCGCCGAAGCGGAACGGCTAGATCGCGTTGTCACGATGTTGGAGCACTGCCGCTAATGGCTATCATCAAATGCACACGAACCGCCGCAGCCGTGGGGCGATTGCACCAACAGGACCGCAAAGCGATGGAACGGCTATGGGCGAGAGAGTACGCCGCAGCCGCAGCGGCCGGCGGTGGCACGCCGCACGGCAATCTATCAGCGGAGAGAACAGCGAACCAAGCCGTTTTGAATGGAATGATCGCGCTTGCGCAGCATCGCAAGATCGTCGCGCGCTTGCAGCAAGAGGCAATCGACCGCATCGACGCGGATATGGCGCGCTTCCGTAATCGCAAGGGCGAAGTCGATGTGGGCGAGTACGCGCTTCAATTGATCAACCGCGTTCACTTTCGCGCGCAAGCTTTGGCGAAGCTCGATCTCGCAGAACTTAGCGCGATGATGCATGAGTTCCGAAAAACGCCGATTAGCGGCGTGCGTCACAATCGCGCGCGCATGGACTTGGTTGTTCGCGAGCTATTCGGTGAGAACACCGGAGACGCTACAGCTAAGGCATTCGCCGACGCGTGGCGTCGTATCTCTGCCCGCAAGATTGATCAGTTCAATCAAGCCGGCGGCAATGTTTCGTTTCGCGCTGATTGGCACTTGGCACAGACGCACGATGCAATACGCGTTGCTCGCGCCGGCATTGACGAATGGAAGAATTACATTCGCGCCCGCGTTGACATGGCGAAGATGACGAACCCTGAAACCGGGATGCCGTTCTCGGCGGTGGAGTTCGAAGACTTTCTTGACGAAGCTTGGACGTCGATCACATCGCAGGCGAGCAAAGAGAAGCCGACGATGCAAGGCACATACGGGACGGCGACATGGCGTCGTCACGCCGACCCTCGCATGATCGTGTTCAAAGATGCGTCGTCATGGATGGAATATAGCAGTCGCTTTGGCTCGGGCGTGAACCCGTTCGAAGCGATGACGAGCTATCTTCGCACGATCAATCACGATCTAGCGGCGATGCAATACCTCGGGCCGCATTCAAACGGCACGATCCGCTACCTCGCTGGCGACGGCGAGAACGTGGGAGGCATGATCCTTTATGAAGCGCAGCAAGCGGAAATGGGGAAGCCTTCGCTATTCCCGACGATGGATGATATCGGCCGTAAGCTGACAACCGAAAGCCGATTGCAGTACGCGACCGACAAGTCAGTCGCCACACAACGCGCCTGGAATTACTTCGTTGGCGAAGCGCGACGCCCTCTCAACAAAGGTTGGGCTCACGTCGAAGGCACGATCAACAATCTTATGTATGCGAAGATGCTCGCGTTCACGCCGTTCCTTATCGGGAGTGACGTCGTGAACCAAGCGGCGACGCGCGCGTTCCGCTCGCTATCCGTGCAAGGCATGATGCGCGATCTCGTAAACGCGGTGAAGCTTTCGACCGATCCACAAACGCTGGTTGAGCTTGGCGTTGAAATCGACGCGGGCTTATCTGTGATGAACGCCGAGGCGCGCGATCACGCGACGGTTCTCGGCTCGCCAATCTCGCAATACGTCACCGACCGCGCCCTCACCTACACCGGCCTTAAACCGATGACGATGGGCTTGCGCGCTATGTGGACGATGGGCGTGCTTCATGAGGTGACGCGCCACGCTAACACTGCATTCGACAAACTGCCGCCAGCGTTTCGCACAATGCTTGAACGCTACGATATCGACGCCGATGCATGGGCCATAATTCAAGCCGCGCCGCGCGTGAACCGCCGGGGTGTGAACGTGATCGGCCCTGGTGAAATCGCTGGCGTCTCGATAGTGAATTCAAACGTTCGCGCGCGCCCCGGATTAACGGAAGGCGAAGAGGTTTCAATCCGGCTTTTAACGCTGATCCAAGAGGAAGGCGAAGCGGCGACGATTAGCGGCACGCCACGTTCGGCGCGCGTGATCCCTTTCAAGCCGGGCTCTATCACCGGCACGGTACTGGGGTCGATCGCCAAACTCAAAACCTATTCGATCTCACACTTCCAACACCACGCGTATCGCGCGGCGGAAATCTTTCACGCCAACGGCAAAGGAACGCGCGGCTTCGCGGCCGGCGCAGGCTACTACCTTCTCGGGATGGTTATGCCGAGTATGGTTCTCGTGGGGCTTGGCGTCATCATCTCGGACGTGTTGCAAGGCAAGGAAGCGCCGGACGTTTCCGATCCGGAGTTCGTCAATCGCGTGTTCTGGAAATCCGTGTCGCTCGGCTTCTTTCACGATTACATTCGAGGGATGACCGATGCTGACACGACGGTTCAAGCGGCCGGCCAAGCCGGCGGACCTACCGTGTCGGCATTGCTCGACGTCGCCACGCTGGTCAAAGACGTCGGCACCGAAGCCGGGACCGCGCTATCCGGCGGCGAAGATGAAACACACACCGGCCGGCAAGCAATCCGCACGGTGAAGAACTTCGTCCCGCGCCATTGGGCAACGGACACGGCGATGGAACGTCTGGTTTGGGACAACATGCAGCGTATGGTTGACCCCGAAGCCGAAGCCGATTTTGCGCGCCGCGCGCGCCGCGTTGAACAGGGCTATTGGTGGGGGCCGGGCGACGGCGCGGACATGGGTTCGCCGGACCTGGGAACCTTGGATATGGAGGATCAGGATCAGGAGCTTTGGGGCTCGTGGGGCCGTTGAGTGCGTAGTGATCCACAACCTTTGATGAGATCAGGATTGCCCATGAGCACCGAAGAACGACTTGCAGTCTTGGAAACCCAAGTGAAGGCGCTCGAAGCTGATCAGCACGAGACGCTTACATTGGTCCGCGAAATGCATACCAAGATGACGGTATCAAAGGGCGCGGTCATGGGTGCGACGGCCGTGCTCGGTGGCGTCGTCGGCTTGATCGGCTTCTTCTTCAAGAATATTATGGGCTTCATCATTGGCCCGACGCCACATCCGTGATGGTGCGTTGAGGCGCTAGCACACAAAGCGGACTTTCCGATCTCCTCTGATCGGAGACCCTAAATGAAAATCTCGAAGCCTTACTTGTTCGCATACGTGGCGATTGCGGTCGCCCTGATTGCGACCCCCGCCCTCGGCGCGGTTGCGCCGGCCGCAGCCGATGACACGACCGTCAACCTCCCCTGGGGCCAGTACGTCGCCGAAGCGATCGTCGCCCTTGGTGCAGTCGCCGCCGGCCTTGTCGGCCACCTCACCGGCCTTCTGCCCGGCCCGGCGCGCTGGGCCGTCCAACTGACGAAGCTTGATCAGGTCGCGGCGAAGGCGATCTCGGCCGCAGCGTTCGACCTTGCCGAAGACATTCGAGCGCAAGGCTATTCGGTTGACGTGCGCAACGCGATGCTGGCGAAAGCCCTTCGCGTCTTCGAGGCAAACGCCGCCAGCCTCTACGCAAAGTATCAAGCGACGATCGCGCTGAAACTGAAAGCGCGTATCGAGGATTACATTGCGAAGAAATCCACTTCGCAATAAGGCGGGCGCTGGGGCTTACGGCGAAGGGGCGGGGTTGATCCCCGCCCCTTTTGCGTTCTAGCGTCAGCGGGGCAAGGAGCGCCCATGCTGATAGGTTTAATAGCCGGACTGTTGGCCCCCGATTGGCGGGGCCTTTTCTTTATCTGCCTCGCCGCGCCGGCCGTGCGGTTCGGCTTCTTCATTGCGGGCGGCGGGCAAGGCTTGTGGAACGATTACGCGGCCATGTTCATCGTGTCGTATGCGACGGCCTTGGTGGTCGCGGCCCTCACGTTCGGGATTAAGCGAAACGTGCGACCGCGAGCGTAACCCGTTGATATTGCGTGATGCTATTTGAGATAGCCAAGTCGCGCGAAGCCAAGCGAAAACAATAACTTACGGCTCGACGTCGTGTGATTAAGAGTCAGCTGCTCTACCAACTGAGCTAATCACCCTTTTGCTTTAATTCCAAACACTTAGGCTTGGAACGGAAAGCGACCGTGCGACCGTGTAAGTTATGACCGTGCGACCGTCAATCGATAATCCCTCGGGCGATCTGGACAGCGCGCGCCTGCGCTTCCGTCATCTGTGAATAGATAGCCTCAACCATTTGCTCGCCACGGTGCGCCGTCAGCGACGGCAAGTGTTCCAGCTTCGCGCCCTTCGTGAGCGCGTCCGTCACGGCGCTGTGTCGCAAGTGATCGAGCACACGCGACGGCCCGCCGGCGTCGATGATGCGCTTCCGCAGCACGCGGAAATGCCCGCCACGCTGGTTGTCGCTCTTGATGCACTCGGCCTTATAGGGACGGCCGGCCGGATCGGTGACGAGCATCAAGCCAAACTTGCGAAGGCGCGCGGCGAGCGCGGCGCTGATCGGGATAACGCAGCGCTCCCCCGTTTTCCCTCGCGTGTAATCGATAACGTCACGATCTGGCGGGAGGTTCGCACCATTGCGCCACGTCACGACGTCCGTCGCATCGGCCGACGTCTCCCACATGAGATGCAGCATGTTCGCCAGCCCGCGCCATCCAAGGCGGTCGGCTTCGTCGGCATAGGCTTGGGTTATCTTCGCGTCCCATAGATCGACGGCGCGCTTGCGCTGCATCCTGGCGCGCTTGATCCGCACCGGCACGCCGAGCGGGTGTGTGTCAATGATGCCGTGCGCGCGGGCAAAGGATAGCATCGCCGACAAGCAACGTCGCAGCGCCGCTTGCTGCGCTGGTCGATCCTTATAGCCGGCAAGGAACGTGAGGATTTGCGGCAACGTCAGCAGGGCGACGGGCGGGTGTCTCAATACAGACGACCACGCCAGAAGCGGACGTAGGCTTTTGCGATAGGCTTCCTGAGTTCGCGGCCGGATATCCCCCTCCCACGACGCTTGCCACGCGGCGGCGACGGCCGGCATGGTTCCGGCGTCCGGACGATCGCCCTTCTCACCGGCGCGCTCGCGTTCAAGGCGCTCCGTCAGCTTGGCCGCGTCGGCTAGAATGCGGGATACTTCGGCCGGATCGGATAGGTTGCCGCGTCGCCGATCAAACGGGATCGGAATTGACGACGGCCAATCTCGGGGGCGATCCTTCCGGACGCGGAACATTACGTTGAACGTTCCGTCTTGGCGTGGTCCGCGCGCGACTACGTGTAAGGGCAGCTTCGATAGCAACATGATCCACCTCCCAAGCCGGTGACTGTGGCGCGCGTTTTTCTATGTGCGCGTCCACATCGCTTTCACGCCAACGCCCCGGCTCGAATGCAGCGGGGAAACTCCCTGCTTTAATTCGCCGGTAGAGCGTGGCGCGGCTTCTCTTCATACGTGAGCATACCTCACGGATAGTCAAGAGTTTGATCACACGATCACCAATTAAATTTTGCGTTTGCGATTGCCTTCTTGTCGTCCGGCGCGCGCTTTGCTTTGCGTGACGTTCCTTCTTGGTAGCAAACGCGATGATGCCCCGCGCACCAAGGGCCGCGCTCCGATGACACCGGCCGTCCGCAGAATGAAAATTCAAACTTCGGATCGCCGAACATAAACAAGCATCGGCCGGGACGCATCGTGTCGTAGTTCATTGCCGAGCCGTCTTCTTGCGAGATGGGCGACAACAAGTCTTCGCGAACAAGCGAAGGCTTTGGCGGCGGCGGCTCTTTCTTCTTTGTGTTCGTCTCCCCCTTCTTCGACTTGTGCCGGAGCCGCGCGTTGTTATCTCGACGCACACGGCGTTGAGTGTCCTCCGGGCGCGTCCATTGCATGCGTCCCGATTGGCGCAACACGCGGATTTGTCCCGCGATTGCGCTAACCGAAACCGGACGGCCCATTACCTCCGTCATCTTCTTTGCGCAGAAGGATTGCGACTGCCCGTCAACGTCAAAGAGTTTGATCAAGAGCGCCTTGTTCTCTGGCGTCCACGGCAATAGCTGAGCTTTGCTCGTACCCATTAGATCGAAATCTCCGCGTCGTCGCGGCGATCCTGCCACGCCGCTTCAACGCGATCCGCTTCTTCCGGATGCGTCGCGCGCGCCGCTTCGATGTACTCGGCGTTGTCTTCGTAGATCGACTTGGCGCGATCGAAGGGGAGCTTCGAGATTGCATCGACTAGCGCGCTTTGCCACTTGGCCGGCGCGACCTGGGTCGGACCATTCTTGCCGAGTAGCGTAAGCTTAGGCTCGCTCGACTTCTCCGCTGGCTTGGCGGCTTTGCGTTCGACCAACGGAGCGACCGTGTATTGAACGCGCTTAGTCTTGGCGGTCGAAAGCGCCATCGACTTCTCGCCATCGATGCCGCTCATGTGACTGATGCGAATGCCGCCGACTGCGATGCCGCCGAACAACACATTCGGATCACGATAGAGCGTCATCGCCTTACCGATATATGCCTCTGAATTCACGCCCCAAACTGCGACCATGACGCGGCGCATCGACTTGCAAGGCAGATAAGGCTTGCCGTTGTCGCCCTCAAAGAAGACGGCGATCGGTTGCTCCGGCGACGATACGCGCGCCGTTACCTTTGTGATCGTGATCGTGCGTGGGCCGGCGATTAGGTCGTCGGAATTCAATTGGTCAGACTTCGGCGCAATGGTCGCCGCCATATCAACGTTACTCAACGTGCATCCTCCGGATCAACAATGTCCATGATCAGCGCCATTTCAGCGGCGCGCTTCTTCAAAATCTCGGCCGCAAGTAAGAGGCGAACCATCTTGCGCCCGCGTCGCCTTTTGATCGGCGTGAGCATGAGCGACTTGGCGTCGCTTAAATCCTTGTGAACGACTTCCGCCATCGCCGGCAGAACGCCATCCTTGAAGTGTTGCAACAGCGCGCCGACGCCCATGATCACATCGTGCGCGCCGGTGAAATCCTGGGCCGTGAAGCCGGTCGGATTATTTTTCAACACGCGCTGCATGTTCGGATCGTTTTTCAAAGCACAGCCCCCTTCTTCATCGCTTCGACGTGCGCGGCCATCGCTTCGTCATGCGCGAGACCCATTTCTTCATCGACAATATATTGAGGGGGAACGGCCATGTGCGGCCCGCGATCGTATGCCGGCCATTCGTTCGTCCGGACGCAATGCGCCCAACGTCGGCGCGCGCGCTGCATCTGGCTTTGCGCGATCTCCAACATGGTCGGATCAAGTTCGTGGTACGTGATAGCCTCGGGGCAATCGCGCTCTTGAACGACGAACACATATCGACGTTTGCCGACGCCCTCCGGATCAAGCAAATCAAGCGTCTGGAACGTGAACGCCACGGCCGTTGCGTAATCGTGCAACACCTTCTTCGAGTAATCTTCCGGGTGCGCCGTCAACGTAGTCTTGGCGTCGATGATCAGGCGAAAGTCTGCCGTCATGGCGTCCGGCTTGCAGCGCGACCACATGCCATCTTCGAGACCGAACACGGATATTTCCCGAAGCAAGTTATCAATCGACTTGCCCGCGACGTCTTCGATACCGGCGCGCAACAGCGGAGCCATTGCGAGGACCATGTTGTAATCGTCTTCAAGCAACGGCGTGATGCCGTTTTGAAGCATCGCGTCGCGCGTTTCCTGCGCCGCCTTCGTGCGGAAATCTTTGAATTTCAGCGATCGAACCGGATTACCGACGCCAAGCGCCATAGCGTGCGCGGCCGAACCAATATCCATGACGCGATTGGACTTATTTTTTTCTCCTCCAAGGCGAGGATGCGCGCGATAGGCGTGCATCGGCGAACGCTCGATCAGAATTTTTGCGACCGTGTGGTTCAGCGATGGGATGGGGCAAGGGTCCGCGTGATATTCGTCGTGGCCTATGTCTGAAATGCATGATGCGTTGAAGTCGGAAGGCTTAAGCATTGTTGATCACCGTCAGCACTGTGGTTGAAACGAAAGCGATGGATGAGGCGAGCGCCAGCACGAGGCCGCTCAAGCCGAGAACTTCATCGAGATAGATCGTCGCTTGGTTGTCGCCCTCAAACAGCTTGACCACGCGTTCGCGCGTGGAGAACCAGAGACCAGCGAAAACCAAAGACCAGCCGATTGCCGACATGACGGCGCTAGCAATGGTGACGTTCATTATCAGGGTATGAGTTGCGCTCACGGTGTAACTTCCTTAGTCCACGCACTATTGAAGGTTTCAGGAGCGATCACATGCGACCGCCGCAAATCGTAAATCGACGCGCTCCGGTCATCGTGACCAGCGCAACGGACATTGCGACCACGCTTCGCGGAGACCGCGAGGCGCTGGGAATGTCGGGTGAAGAATTGGATGCGGTTATCGGCTGGCCCGACCGCTATGCGGCCAAGGTGGAGAACCCGCGTAAGAAATGGGGCCGGACACTTTTCCGGATCGAGCCAATGGCGGACTATTGGCTTAAAGGTTTGAACCGCTCGCTTGTCCTTATGGACCGAGACCAAGCAGAACAATTGATGCGCGACCACGCGGAAGCCTCCCAAGGACCGGAAAGCAAACGCCTCGCGCGTGTTCGCGTCGTTCGACTAGCTTTCGGGTGACGCGCTCCTAAGCGACGTCTTCCCGATACATGAGCTAGCCTCACGCCTATGTCAAGGGATCCTCACGCATGACGTGAGAGTAAAGGCACGGCGACGACGCGACCAATAATGTCGCCGCAAAATTCTTCTTCCGTGATGCCGTCAACGCTTTCGGCCACGAGGTAAGGCTTGCGCCGCTGCACTCGATAGCGCCGCAGAACGCAATGATCAGCACTCGTGAATATGCCGACCTCGTAATTATGAATGTCTTTTTGCGAGTAATCGGCGACCACGATTGATCCTTCCGGAAATAAACCGTCCATCGACTTATCGCTTACCCTAACGGCGATCAGCGTATCGCTATCGATTTGAACCGCTATTCTTTCGTATTTGGACGAAAGTTCTATGTGCGTCTTTGTCATCGAAAAAGCGCCAACGGAATGCCAAGGAATGATAGGCGCGCACGACAACGGCGGGAGGTTCAATTCCCCCGATCTCGATAAAAGCTCCGTCTCTGTAATCCCAAGTTTCTCCGATAGGATTGGCGTCATCCAAAGTTGCATCGGTTGATCGCCATTTAGAATGCGATGCACGACAGCGCGATCTCTCCCAACGGCGCGAGCAAGTGACGCAATGCTTTCGCCCCTCTCTTCGATCCGCTTTAGCAGCCAACGCGTGTCAATCATTTTGATCTCTCCCTGATCCCCCATATCGACTAGGGCAATTCGCCCTCACTCGTGCATGAGATTTACTCACGACTGGGGATAACGTCAAGTATTACCGCAAAAACTTTACAACCCATTTCGGGTACTCTTGACGCCAGCGTGAGCTTGCCTCACATGAGCGTGATGCAGAAACACGCTTGCGAGCCGGCTAACGGCATCATCGATAGGTTTGGCGGCGTCAGCGCCGTCGCGCGTCTTCTCGATAAAGACGAGAGCACGATTAGACGGTGGCGAATGCCGAAGCCTAGCGGCACCGGCGGGACAATCCCCGACGATGACAAGATGCGCCTGCTCGAAGCGGCCAAATCCGAAGGCGTTCGCCTCGCGTGGCGGGATTTCAAACCAATCGAGAAAGGTATCGGCGCATGAGCGATCCAAACACCATTGCGATCTACACCCATTTTCTTTTGAAGCGGCAGACGGCGGTCAAATCCGCACAAGCCCTACTCAAATCGATGGTGCAGCAAGCGAGCGGGGCCGGCGTGCGGTGGTCCGACGTCCGCGCTGCGATCAGCGAATATGAAGTGAGCGACGACGCGCGCCGCGAGCGAGCCGAGCGACAAGCCAACGTGTTGAACGCGCTTGGTGTGCCGGTGCAGTTTGAAATGTTCGACGCTTACGTTCCGCGCGACAATGACGAGACGGCCGACGCTCGTCGGCGCGGCTGGTTTGCTGCGATCAATGACGCGCCGCTTAATCCGCCATATCCGCCGGGCAGCGCCGAAGGGCAAGCATGGATGGACGGCTGGAATAATTTCCAATCCGTGTTGAGCGAATTCAATTTCGCGCAATCCGCGAAAGACAATGACGGCGTGTTGCCATTGGAGCCCGCCGAACAATGAGTGAGCGCGTCCGGCAATTCGTCATGGATTTAGCGATAAAGCCGAAGGGACAAGGCCGGCCGCGCTTTGCGGGCCATGCCTACACCCCGAAGCCGACGCGAGACTATGCGGACGCACTGCGCAGTGAGGCGCGGCGCGTTTGGGCCGGGCGCGAACCCCTCTCGGGGCCGCTGGCGGCATCCATAACGGCGCGCTTTGCCCTCCCTAAGAGCGCGAAGGGTCGCGTCTATCACACGCAACGGCCGGACGCGGACAACGTAGCGAAGGCCGTGCTCGATGCGCTCATGCCGGAACACAAGAAGCGTCGCGGCGAACGCGTGATGACTTGGCCGGGCGTGATCATGGACGATGCGCAAATCGTTCACCTTCGCGCATCGAAAGAGTGGAGCATCGATGGCGATTGGCTTCACGTTTGTATTTGGAGCCTCGAATAATGAGCGACGAACAGCTTCTATTGGACGTTACCGACAAGATGGCCGACGTCCGCGCCAAAGCGTCCAAATTTATTTTTGCATTGGGCGTTGAAATGATTGTCGCGCAAGGGGTTAAGGAAGCGAGTGCTCGCGCCCTACTCGGCAAGAAGCTGAAAGAAATCGGCAAGCCTGGATTGCTGCGCGTGATCATAGCGGCGGCGCTGAATGAAGTCGCCGATCCGCGCACGTACATAGCAGCCGCAAAGCCTAGCCCCGGTGGTGGCGGTGGTGGCGCGCAACAGAGCGGCAATCAGGACGAAGACAATACCGCCGGCATCCAATCTTGGATGGTGTGACAGACTTCCGCGCGCATTTTGCGTGCGGTTTAGAGCGGCATCGACCGCATAGTGAGAGTGAGAAAATGGCGAAGAAAGTAAAGAAGCAACCGACGCTGGCCGAACGCGTGATTAAGGCGCTTGCGGCGTACAAGAATGGCGCGACGACTGACAAGCTCGCGCAACGTGTCCGCGCCAAGGGCGCAAGCGTGTCGTCAGTTTGCAGCCGATTGAAGAAGGCCGGCAAGCTTGTGCGCAAGGATGCTGGCGGCGGTCGCGGGACCGAAGCCCTTTGGGCGCTGGCCGCGTGATGCGTGACCGCGATAGCATTTTCGCGGTGAATAGTTTTGCACGCGGCGCGTATCAAGTCGCCGCGTGCATCTACTATTGCGTCGTGTGGTCTATCGCTTCCCTCTTTATCGTGTGGCTGATCAATGCGGCCATGCAAGTTTTCCAAGCGACAAACCCATGACCAAAGAAACAATCGAAAAAAACTACGTATTAGATATGTGGAGCGGCGGAGCACCAGCGAAGCACATCGCGTTTCGGTTAAATTGCTCCACCTCTTCCGTGTATCGGATCACGAGCAATGCCTATTTCAATGACGGAGACGAGCGCGGCGGGCCGCAATCGCAAGAGGCGCGCGATCTCTGGCGCTGCAATCAGATTTTAGAAAAGGTTGCGGAACTATCAGGCAAAGGCGTGGAAGTTTCCGCGATCGGAGCGAAGCTCGGCGTTAAAGACCACATCGTTCGCGCTTCAATTTATCTCGCGACGCAAGCGGGCTTAAACACCGGTTTCGTTCTCGGCGCTTGAAGGCGGTCGAAGCTGCACGCGCCGCCGGCGTGATGTGTAGTTCTACCCTTGGCCGGCAATATTCAACCTGTCCCAATTGCAGCGCAGAGCGCAAGCCGGAACACCGAAGGCAGAAATGCTTAGGCGTTCAGGTGGACCCCGACGCGGTTCGTGTATTCTGCAATCACTGTAATTGGGCGCGAACCTTTAGGGATGGCGATGCTTACGAACGCGGCGATAGATTTTCTGGAAGAGCGCGGGATCGACTTGGAGCTAGCTCTAAAGTTCGAACCAGAAAGCCGCCCACCTCCCGGTGGAAATTCTGACGGCGAATGGCTCGCCTTCCCGTTCTTGCGCAATGATCGCCCGGTCAATCGGGAATACCGGCGCATCGATCAGAAGCAATTCCGCCGGGATACGGGCGGCGTCATGTGCTTTTGGAATGAAGTCGTGATCGATGATGTTGGCTTGCAAGATTATCCGTTGGTCATAACCGAAGGCATTCTCGACGCGATCTCCGTCATCCAAGCCGGCTATCCGCGCACCATGTCCATGCCGAACGGCTCGCAAAGCAGCGAGAACGCGTCGCCAGAACAGACGCAAGGGCGCTATCGGTTTATCGCCGACGTGCTGCAAAAGATGGATCGGGCGCGGCAAGTCATCATCTGCGCCGACGCTGACGCGAAGGGTTATGCGCTGATCGAAGACTTGGCGACGATGCTCGGGCCGGCGCGCTGCAAGTTCGTTCCCTTCCCCGATCACTGCAAAGACGCGAACGACGTGCTTGTTCGATTTGGCGCTGAGAGATTGCGCGAGTGCGTGAGCAAGGCGCGATGGGTGAATGTCGCCGGTGTGCGGCGCTTCTCCGATTACCCGCCCGGCTCCGATGCTGATCCGATTGTGTGGCGCTCCGGAATTTCGCCGGCCGTTGATAAGCGGATCGGCATCATGCCCGGCTATTCGAGCGTGTGGACCGGCGTCCCGAACAACGGCAAGTCAACACTGCTCAATCAAATCAAATGGTCGCTGTGTGAAAACCAGCCGGATTTTCGTGTGGCTATGGCGATGCTGGAAATCATGCCGAACCGCGATTATCGCCGGCAAGCGCTGCAATACAGGATCGGACGACCGCGCGACGGTGGCCCCAATGGTCAGCCTTGGACGCGAGAAGAAATCGACGCCGCGAATAATTGGCTAGAGGATCACGTCATTCCGATCGATCCGAACGGATACGCCAGCGGCAACGGCGACTATGAACTTGAAGACGTTGAGCCGACGATCGATTGGTTCCTCGATGCGGCAACGACGGCGATCGTTCGGCATGGCGTTAAGTTCGTGGCGCTCGATCCGTGGGGCGAACTGATCCAAACGCGCGAGCGTGGCGAAAGCGAGCACGACTTCATTGGCCGCTCGCTCTCTCGCATCAATCGATTGGCGCGCACATTGAAGGCGCATATCGCGATTGTTGCGCACCCTCGTAAGATCGAACCCGGTCGCGGTGGCGCAATCCGCCCGCCCGGTCCGTATGAAATCGCGGGTTCCTCCTACTTCTTCAACAAGACAAGCCTAGGCGTCACCGTGCACCGTGATCCGGAGCGCGATGAAGACGGCGATCCGAAGCCGGGATGCACGCGCACGCTTTGCGCAGTCTGGAAAAGCAAGTTTCACGACGTGCAAGGTGCGCCCGGCCAAATCTATTTGCGCTATGCGCCCAACAAGATGAGGTTCGAATGCGCAAGTTAGCCTATCGGGGATAGGTCTCCTGCTAGTGTTCTCGGCCCCACTTAGGATTATCACGGCGACGCTGCGTAACTGGCCCCGGTAGGCTAT